GGTCTTCTCTCTGCATCATCGTTAAATGAAATCATAAATCTACCAGCGTTTCTAGTGCCTGTAAACTTCTGCTCAATCATACTTTCAATAGTTTGTCTTTCTTCAGGAGCTGGAATACCATTGTTCATATTAACCATTACCAACGGCATAAATCCGTTCTCAATATTGTTAAGATGTAAGTTAGATAATTCAGCTTCTACATAAGCGAACTGAAGACCAGGCATCCAATCAGGCAAAGAATAATAATATTTGCCAGGAGAATAGTTTTTAATATAAAGGAGTTCCATCTTTTCTTTTGATGTTCCGAAAGCTGGAATCTTTTTCTTATTTCTTTGTGCTTTTTGGTCAGCCCAATCAACGCAGTAGAAATAGTTTTCAATTTTTGGATTATCATATATCTTTTCAGCACGAATGTTTTGTATAGGAGTGTGATAAAACTTAACTACTTTAGTATGCGAATCATCCCAATATACTTGAAATGCTGCATTACCATATAATTTCAAATCAAAGATTACTCTTTTAATTTCTTCTTGTGGTATTAGTTTATCTAACACAGTTTGAAATCCTTCACTTTTAGCGTATAATCCTTTACCAAATATTAAATCGGCAATACCTTCAATACAAGCTGCATTAGTTGTAGAAGTTGTATAGCTATCCGTAATGTTTTGGAAAAAATCATCCGGTGTTATAATTCCAACAGGCACCCATTGGTAGCGTGTTTTAGTATCCTCTACTACAATAGGGATGTCTTGAGATGTTAGGTTTACTACCGAGAAACTTTGTTTTTCTTTCATTGTTATTCCATTATAATGTATTCGTTATCAGTTAGGTTACTAATATATCTTTGTTCAACACCTAATTGATTTTCATAAGCCGCTTTATCTATTGATTGAGAAGCAAATACTGAAATAGAACCATCCCATATTGATGATGTCCTATCAGTTATAAATGCTCTATATTGGTCACCAACTTGTGCACCTGAAATAGATGCAGTCCAATTAAGAATACTCTCATAGGCTTGAAATGTATATGGAGTTATTGATGAAGTTGTATTCACCAATGTCAACATATTCTGCAGATTGAGTGTAAGTTGTGATGAGCCGGTTGGAGCTATTCTAAATGAGTAGTTGTTGCTTCCAGATATGAAATAAGCTAGCATTAGGTTGTACTTAAATTGTTTTTATCTATACATTTAACAATGAACTAATGAAAAATAGTTATGGCATAAAAAAAGGGAGAACTTAGTCTCCCTTTAATATGTTTAAGTGTAATACTGATTAGTTGTTCGTACCATTCACTATTGTTGGTGGGTTTGTCACAGCTCCAAATGGGTTACCAAATGTAGAGCCAGAGATAAACGCTGCTGGTAATTGTTCTTGTCCAGTGAAAGTTATAGAATAACCATAAAGGTCTCCCATAGCTGCACCAGTCTGAATAGTACCACCTGTTACATCTGCACCTTCTCTTTGTCCTACTAATAGAGTATCTCCATTCATAGTGTGTACAAAGATTTGAGGTCTTCCGTAAGCCATCAACTTTAATTGAGTAGTCATCTCATTTGTCAACTTCTTCAAGTTTAGTACTAATTCTTGTGAAAAGAATGTAGTTCCATTTTCTCTAGAAGTATTGACAGTTTCAGTATATGCACTTGTTCCTTTTAGGTCATAGTAGTAAGCTGTAAGACCTGCTGGTAATGATTCAATTAATGCATCACTATCACCATTAGTTGCAATAGCAAGTGAACCTGTGTAGTTTACGAAATAAACTCCACTAATCCCACCTACTGATTCCTTACACACTTCATTACGACCGGCTGTTAAATTACAAGGCATGTTGATTAAGTTTTTAGTTTTTAATTTTTGTTCTGAAACTTAAAGAGTGAGAGAGGGAATTACACCCTCTCATTGTTCACTCAATTAAATTAATAGTTTTTGTGGATAGCAATATCGTTACCGATACCAAATACAGTATCCGCTGTATATCTCATAATAACTCTGAAGTTCTGAGAACCATCTAAGTCTTCCATGTCTAATACCTTTACTTGGTTGTAGTCACTCATCAAACCAGTTCCGAAGAATAAGTTAGATTTTTGTGCTGCTACCATAGCAGATGCAGGTAAACCAGGGCAGAATGCTAATTCAACACCATTGAAGTTCATTGGCTTCTCACCTACGTTCATCATGTTGTTGTATCCGTTTGCACCTTGTGCTCCACCAGCTAATGCTTGTTGGTATGCTTTTGCTACGTTAGTAGGTAAGTAGATGTAAATATCTTCTTTACCATATACAGTTGCAGGGATTGCATCAACTAATGCATTTAACGCAGTTAATACGTTTGCAGAAGTGATAGAACCAGAAACTGAAGAAGTTACAGGAGCGTTTACACCACCTGCTACTACTGAAGAAGATAATTCGTTGTAGATACCTTGGAATTGTCCGTTAGTAGCTGAATTACCTTGCCAGATAGAAGTTTCAGTTGCTTCAGCTACTTTACCACCTACATAACTAACTAAGAAGTCAGTAAATGTTGCAGGGATAGTATCGAAAGCACTATATCCTAATTGTAATGCTTGCCAAGAATCTACGAATTCTTGCTTACATAATTCAAGGTTTACTTGAAGTTCTTTTGGTTCTAAGATTCTTTCAGTAAGAGCTACAGTACCAGAAGTTACGAAATCACAAGATGCGTCATTAACGATAGAGTCAACAGCAAGTCTTTGAATTACTGATTTGAATTTAACGTTAGGCATGATTGTAATGTAGCCATTGTCCAAAGTCTTAGCAGAAAGTAATGCAGCTGCAATATACTTGCCTGCGAACTCACCTGCGTAAGTAGTTGTTACTGATGGCTGAGCGAAATTTTGATTTTTTCTCATGTCAATAAGTTTTTTTGTTTGTTTATTTATATAATTTTGATAAGAAGTTAGCTTGTGAATTTACAAGTTTATCTTTCTTACTCATTTTAATGTTTTGTGTTTTAGAAGGATTTTCCTCAATAGGAGCTCCATCTAACTTAGGAAGTTCTTCTTCCATCTTTACATCAGCTTCTTTTTTATCTTCAGCTGGTTTACCTTTGATTTCATCTTCTTTAGCTTTTCCGATTTCTTCCATCTTAGCTATTTTCTTTTCCATCTCCTCAATACGATATGCTAAATCAGAATACTTCTTTTCCATATCTTCAGGAAGGCTTTCAACAGGTAAATCACCACCATCAGTTTCTTCTTCACCACCGATGTCTTCACCAGCGATAGAAGCCATATCTTCAGGTAACTTCTTTACTTCTTCATCCTTAGCACCTTCAGCTAACTCAACGTTTTCTCTTTCAGTAATCACACCATCTTTGGTCATTACTTTAATTCTAACATCGTTACCTTCAGTATCCTTTAGGATTACTTCATGCTCTCCATCAGGAGCTGCAGTTTTTGTACCATCTTCTGATACTACATCAACTACTTCACCTACATCAAAGGTAGGAGACTCTAAGATTGTTCCATCTGCTAACTTAGCGTATGTCATTTCAACAGGCTTATCTGCTGATAAAGCTGCTATAATCTTATTTAATACGTGTTTTGCGTTCATATTATTGTGTTGTTTAGTTATTTAACAAAATTGTTTTGTTTTGTATTGATTTTTTATCTTCCTTGTGTATATAAATCAGATATTTCCTGGTTAGTTAATACTCTATTGTATGTTAAACACATTGAAAGAGAACCTGTAAAATATCCTGTTGGTACAAACGAGTTTGATAATTGATAATAAGCATTACCTATTACCATACTTCCATCTGTCCTATCAGGTGGACTAAATACTGCAGTATCTATTGATACTCCATTTCTAAAGATTTCATATTCACCTGATTGTCTTGTTATAGCAATACAAACGAAATCATTAGTATCGGTTTCTTCAACATTAGAGATTACATTTCTATTATTATCAGATGACATGTTAGCCCATCCATTATCACTATTTGAATTGTCAGCACCACCAGGCCTTTGGATATTATATAATCCCATAGAGTTATAAGTTCCTGATGTACTTAATGTACCTAACTTAGCCCAAACTAATTGTGTGTTAGTTTCAATACTTCCAGTAAAGGATGCAGTCAACGCATTATTAGTTCCATTAAAATTTAATGCTTCTAATGTACCATCCCATGTTGGGAATGATGTGCCTGAGAATGTAGTTGCGTTATATCCATTACCACTTATATCATACCATACCGAGCCACTACCAGGATAAGAACTAAGTTCAGTTGTATCCAAATATTGAATCAATCCATTAGTTGGAATAAATTTAGGTCCTAAAGTTGTTGTTGTAGTTGTTGTTGTAGTACTAGTAGTTGTTGTAGTAGTTGTAGTAGTTGTAGTAGGTTGGGGCGCAGGCGCTATCGGTACGATAGGCTTGTTACTTGCTCCTAATATGTTTAAGTTTAGATTTAACATCTATTTTTATTTTAATGCAATAATGTTAGTTGCTGTTGAAGATGAAGATACTGCTGAAATCAAACCAGGGATAAATCCACTAGCTGATACAAAAGTTAATACACTTGCATCGTATGTTCTTACAACTAAATTACCTTGTCCGCCAACATATAAACCTCCAGCTACGAATCCAAATGAACCTGTTTCTGAATTGAATGTTGCTCCTGTTGTTGGAGTTACTGCTACACCACCTGTAAATTGAGGGTTAGCTATGTATGAACTTTGAGTTTCTAATTTCATAATTTGTTTGTTTTATTATTTAACAATTTTGTTTTGTTTTATATTGATTAACCACCTTTAGGAAAAACTGCAAATGGTTGATTTACACCAAGCGTATTAGGCCAATTAAATGTATGTATTATATAATCTCCATCTGTTGTAATAGTTCCGCCGGTTGCTTTTTGTGGTGCTCTATATCTTACAATACAAATACCTTTACCAGCTGGTAAAAAAGTTTCAGCATTGGCTCTAGAACCTCCACCATAACTGCTACCACCACCACCTAAACCATTTGGTTGATAATTCCAACCTAAACTTCTATATCCACCACCACCGCCACCGGCGTAGTAAGTTAATACTCCACTAATAGCAGATGCTTTACCATCACCTCCACCACCGGCGTCAAATCCACCATCACCTCCAGCAGTAGCTGCGCCACCACCTCCGCCTCCACCAACGTTAGAGCCACCACAATTACCACCTTTATTACCTTGTCCTACTGTACCTGCTGCTCCAGTTAATATACCTCCTGCTGCTCCACCACCAGAACCTCCGCTTGTTGCAGAACGAGCTGCAGCTCCACCATTACCTCCTGCAATTGCAGTTAATCCTCTGAATGTTGAATTACCTCCACCGGTATCTATTACAACATTATATGTTGTACCATATACAAAATTTAATGAACCAGATAGTAAACCACCTGCTCCACCTCCACCTAATCCATCTATACCAGTATCTGTTCTACTGCCGCCTGTTCCACCTTCAGCTATTAGTAAATATTCAGCTGGGAATATGTTTATTGAAGCTTCAGTAGTAGGAACGATTAATTCTTTATCTCCACTATATACTCTATTTATTTTCTTATTTCCAAAATATACGTTCATATAATTTTTTTATTAATTAACCAATATAAGTTGATACACCTGATGAAAATGTATGTATTACATAACTTCCATCTGTCGTAACAGTACCACCCGTACCTTGTTGTGGACCTAAGTATCTAATTATAACAGCTCCAGCACCTCCAGTTTGTCCGCCTGTTACAGCATCTGTAGCTCCTCCATTTCCACCATTTCCTCTTACGGCAGTATCTCCATTATTCGAGCCACCTGAACCACCAGCACAATAAGTTAATGATGTTCCACTAATTGATGATGTTCTTCCACTACCACCACCTCTGCCACTAGATGCTGAACCAGCACCACCACCACCACCTCCAGTAAATGATAGTGCAATAGAACCAGAATTTCCTTGACCAACAGTACCTGCCCCTCCAGCACCATTATTACCACCACCGCCTCCGCCAGAGCCGCCAGCCGTGCCGGCTCCACTATTACCACCACCACCTCCACCACCTGCTAATGCAAATTGGTATATGAGTGAACCGGTAAAATATGAATTAGCACCACCTGCTCCTGCTTGAACTTGATAAACTGAATTAGGAAATATGGTTGCTGAACCTGAAAGTAATCCACCAGCTCCTCCGCCACCGCCACCATAAGTAAATGCAGTTCCACCCGTACCACCACCTGCATAAACTAAATATTCAATAGTGTATGCAGACCTAGTTGTTAAGACATCATCCATTCTTTGTGAGCCTAGCATCACATCGTTTATTAAAGTATTACCTACATAGACTGTTTGCATATCTTATGGTATTGTTGTTGTTGATGTAGTTGTTGGTGGTGGTACGGGTGGAACTGCATTTACTAATGGT